TGACTCGTTTAAATACGGGCGCACCATTGCTTTTTCAGCATGACGCAGACAAGATAGTTGGAGTAGTAGAACGTGCTTACATCAAAGGTAAGCGTGGCTTTGCTCGTGTTCGACTCGCGAATAACGAGCTTGGACGCGAGATGCAGGAGCTGATTTCGGATAACATTATTCGGAATGTAAGCTTCGGCTACAAGATCAATGAAATGGAGGCTGACAAGTCCACTACTCCAGTGACTTATCGGGCTACCAATTTCCAACCTTTTGAAATCAGTCTGGTCACAGTACCAGCTGACTTTAAAAATGTTGGCATTGGTCGTGCTCTTACTGATAATGAGAGCACACAAACGGCCTCAGCCGTTAAAAGTAAACCCATTGGAGAAACCCAAGTGGAACCCAACCTTGAAAACGAGGCTGCTATCCGCGCTGAGGCTTCAAAAGCCCAGCGTAAGGAAGTTGCCGATATGCTCGCTCTTGGACAGCGCACTCAAAACACTGAGTTAGCACAAGAGTTTATCGCTAATTCTCGCTCCTTAGACGAACTTCGCACTGCACTTCTAGAGAAGATGGGTGTTGAAGAGAAGCCTCTTAATCCTAAAGATGCTGAAATCGGTCTTAGCGATAAAGAGTGCCGTAGTTTCTCTTTCTTAAGAGCACTTAAAGCACTAGCTCATCCAACTGATGCTGCTGCACAAAGAGCTGCTGCCTTTGAATTTGAAGTTAGTAGAGCTGCTCAAGAAAAATCAGGTAAGGAAGCTCGCGGTCTTTTGATCCCTGCTGATGTACTTGGTTATGGCCAAAGAGATTTAGTTGTTGGTACTGCATCATCAGGTGGTGATTTAGTACAGACAGATTTACTCAGTGCTTCATTCATTGATCTACTTCGTAAGTCTCTTGTTCTTCAATCAGCAGGTGCAAATGTACTTACTGGTTTAGAAGGAATGGTTGCAATTCCACGCCAGTCTGGTGGTGCAACAACTTACCACGTTGCTGAGAACTCAAACATCACTGAATCTCAGTTAACCGTTGACCAAGTAAGTTTGCAGCCCCGTACAATTGGTGCTCTGACTGATTATTCTCGTCGCCTATTACTTCAATCAAGCATCAGCGTTGAGAACCTTGTTCGTCAAGACTTGGCTCAACAGATTGCTATCGAGATTGAGAATCAAGCGATCAATGGTGTTGGTACAGAGAGCAAGCCACTTGGCATCTTGAATGTCACAGGCATAAACACTGAATCAGGTGTTGCTGCATTCAGTGACTTTGTAAATGCTGAAGCTGCTTTAAGTACTGATAATGCTTTAAATGGCAGCCTTGGTTATTTGATGAACTCTGCCCTTCGTGGAACCATGAAGGTTACAGAGAAAGCTTCTGGTACTAATGGAATCTTCGTTTACGAGGGTGACAACACAATCAACGGCTATCCAGCTTATGTGTCTAACTCAATGCCTGACAGCACTGCTATTTTTGCGAATTTCAGTGATGTTCTAATTGGCTTGTGGTCTGGACTTGACATTATGGTTGATCCTTACACAGGCTCTGCTGCTGGAACAGTTCGTGTAGTTGCCATGCAGGACTACGACGTAGCGGTTCGTCATCCTGAGTCTATTTGCAAGTTGTCCTGATTTCTTAGGAGTCTCTTATGCGTATTGAAATTCTTAAATCAACAATTGTTGACATGAATGCGGTCAGTGTCGGCGATCTTGTCGAAACGACTGAGCGTTCTGCCTTGATGTTAATTCAAATGGGTAAAGCAAAAGAGGCTCCGATAAGTCAGACTGTTGTTATTACGTCTGAAGTCGAGAAGACTCCAGCCCCGAAAAAACCAACTCCCAAAAAGAAAAAAGCCAATGGCAATTCTCAACCTGGGGTCTAAGACAACACATGTTGCTCTTAGAGCCAACTCATTAGGCAACAGCACCGCTACCGGATCGGCTGTTGACCTTGTCTCCTATGAAGGTGACATGATTGTTTTTCTTGATGCTTCCGCAGGTGGCTCAGGAATTACTTATGCAGTCAAACTGACAGAATGCGACACTTCTGGTGGTTCATATTCTGATGTTTCTTCAGGTGCGTTCACTACCTCCTCTGCAAACACCGCGACTGCTCAAAAGATGACCTTAAACACCAACGACCTTAAGCGTTACGTCAAATGCGTCGTAACCGTTGCTGGTGGAACAGGCACAGGGTACGTTTCAGTCAACGCTTTTGCGTCTGAGAAGTACGGAGCCTAATTAAATGGCATTTGTCGAGACTCCTGATGCTTTCCTTGCTGACTTTGGTAAAACATGCCAGATCGGTGGAGGAACAGCATTTAAAGGAGTTCTCGACTCGCCAGCAGATGTCATAGCGGGTGGCATGGCAGTTACTAGGGAGTATTTGTTAACAGCAAAGACTTCTGATGTTTCTTCTGCTACTCGCGGCACTGCAATTACCGTTGATTCAGTCAATTATACGATTCGGGAAAATTTGCCAGTAGATGATGCAACTTTCTCTGAATTATTACTTAGCAAGGTCTAATGGCTGACACACGTAGAGAATTAATCCTTGCAAGACTAAAAACTAATTTAGATGCAATTTCTGGTGCAACTGTTTACAGAAGTCGTGTCGAACCATTAGCTCGTGGTGAAACTCCAGCAATTATTATTGAACCTATATCCGATCAACCTGACGGCACTAACTTTTATGACAAATTAGATTGGAATATGCGCGTGAGAATATCAACTTTAGTTCGTGCTGCTTTGCCAGATGATGTTTCAGATACTTATACGCAAGCAGTTCATTTAAAAATAATGGCAGATCAAACTGTTAATAGTTACGCTCTTGATGTGCTTCCTGATAGAACAGATTTCAGTTTAGTCGAGGCAGATATTCCGTTAGGAATTATCAGCCAAGACTTCCTAGTGCGTTATCGTACTAGTAGAACTGATTTAACTTCCAGCTAAATCATGGCTAAAATAGAAAAAGAAATTCCTAATCCGGGGACTGGTGGAACTTACCTCTTTGACCCCAAAACAGGTAAAACAACCCTAATACCCGAAAACCCAACCACCCCAGAGGACAATGGCACTAACGAGGAAGACTTGGCTTCTAGCTAAGATAGAATCATCTGAAGGCACAGATCCGACACCTGTAGGAGGATCTAATGCGATCCAAGTTTCTAGTGTTGAAGTAACTCCAATAGAAGCTGACACTGTTCAACCAGAAGCTTTTCAAGGTTTTATTGGTAACAGTACAAGGGGTACAATCCTTGCAAATAAAAGGGTTAGCGTCAGCTTTGATGTTGAGCTTTCTGGATCTGGAGCAGCAGGAACGGCTCCGGGATATGGACCTCTTTTGAAAAGTTGTGGCCTAAGTGAGACAGTTGTTAGTTCAACTTCAGTTACTTATGCCCCAGTATCTGCTTCTTTCAGTAGTTGCACTATTTACTGCTTCTATGATGGCACTCGTCATAAGATTACAGGTGCAAGAGGAACGGCGACATTCAACTTGGTGGCTGGGCAGTTCGCTAGTGCTTCTTTCCAATTTATAGGAACATACAATGCACCAGATGCAACAGCAATGTCTGGTACTTGGACTCTTGCAAACCAAGCTGCTGCGTTAGAAGTTAATGACACAAATGTAACTACAGCAACTTTCCATGGTGCAACTTCTCAACGTATTGAATCGCTCGATTTGGCTTTAAATAACGAATTAACTTACAAGGAAACTGCTTCCAGTAAGCAGACCTTAATTGTTAATCGTGCTCCGGGCGGTACAGCCGTTATTGAAGCGCCAGCCATTGGTACGACTGATTATTTTGCTAAGGCAGTTGCTGTAGCAACAGGTGCTACTGACGTTATCCTTGGTGCTTCCGCTGGAAACATTGTCAGACTAAAAGCAGATCAAACAGACATCACTGGTGCTTCTTATGGAGACACCAATGGCGTTAGGTCACTGAATATCCCTTACTTGGCACTACCTACAACCGCAGGTAATAATGAGATGAGTTTGATATTCACCTAACTTCATGACCTTTATCCTTAAGAAGACTGCTTCAATTAAGTGGCCTGTTACTGTTCAAAAAGCTGCTGATGGCGGCAAATTTAAAGAGTACAAGTTCGATGCAGTCTTCAAGGAGATAGGTCGAGATCGTTTTAATGAATTAATAGATGAAGGAGATGAAGCCTTAACAAATGAAATTCTTCTTGGATGGGAAAAGATACAAGATGAAGAAGGCAATCCTATTGAATTTAACGAAGAGAACAAGAAGGCTTTATTAGATGATTTCACTGCAATGAAAGCTGTTATTGAAGCTTACGGAAAGTTGATTACAGGAGGTATTGAAAAAAACTAAAAGAGGCTGCCGAGTATTGGGTAAAAGGAGGTGTCGTTGATGAAAGAGATGCCTCTATGGAAGCTTTTGGTGCAACGCCTGAACAGATAGCAGCCGCTAAAGAAAAACAGGATTCAATCGAAGTTGATTTTGAAGTTTGGCAAGAGAACTGGGAGGCAGTACAGATGTTTATTCGCTTGTCTACTCAATGGCATGTCAGTATGGCTGGATTGACAGGATTAAACTATTCATCTTTTGAATATCTCTGTAGACTGTATAAAGTAGAAGATTGCGTTTCTTTATTTGAGGCGATTCAAATTATGGAAATGTCAGCCTTGTCTTGTATGAGTAAGAAAAAGTAATGGCACAAGCTGTAACTGATCTAAAAGTTTTAGTCAAGGTTGCTGGGCAACAGGGACTGCAAAAACTAGCAAGAGAGTTGGACGGTGTAGGAAAGAATGTCGCTAAGGCTAATTTTAATTTTGATCGTTTTACTAAAGTTTTAAAGGCAAAAGAAAGGCAGCAAACTAAAAATATAAATAATACTCGTGCTTTTGCTAATTCTTGGCGTGAACTTGCTAACTCGCTAAAAATAGGAAGTCGTGAATTTAATGTTGCTACACGCAATGCAGCGCGACTAGACAGACAATTAAGGCGTACTGGACAGGCAAGAAGAGGAGGATTTGGGGCAGCAGCAAGAGGTTTGGGAGCGGTTGCAGGTTCCGCTGTCTTTGGTGGCCCTGAAGGTGCTATTGGCGCAACGCTTGGCCTAATGGGAGGGCCGGGAGGCGCATTAGTCGGTGGTGCTATTGGCGCACAGGTAGGAATGCTTAGAAAGGCCGCTGGAGGAATAGCGGAAAACGTTGCTCAATATAGAGGGTATCAAATTGCTTTAGCTGGTATTAGTAATAGTCAAGAGGATTACAACGAGAGTCTTCAGGCGATGTTGAATATTTCTCAGAAATTTCTTATTCCACAAAAGGAGGCAATTAAACAATTTACGAGATTAAAAGCAAGCATCGTTGGAGCAGGTTTTACAACAAAAGAAACCGCAAAAGTCTTTGAAGGCATGGCAGCGGCGATTCTTGCAACAGGTGGCAGTACGCATGATTTAAATAGTGCGTTAATTGCTGCTGCTCAGGTATTCAGTAAAGGTAAAGTATCGGCGGAAGAATTAAGACAACAAATAGGTGAAAGACTGCCCGGTGCATTTACGATTTTTGCTGACTCAATGGGAATTTCTACCAAGGAATTGGATAAGATGTTAGAGAGAGGAGAAGTAGATTTAACTAATTTTGTTACTTTCTCTGAAAGTATTTTCAAAAGATATAGTGAGATTGCTGAGACCTTAGCGGATTCTCCAGAAAGAGCCGGGCAGAGGTTGGCTGTAGCTTTAGGTATGGCAGAGATAAAATTCGGCGGATTTTTCCAAGTCGTTGGGGCTGGGTTCCAAAATTGGGCAACAAATTTAGTTAACTGGGCAAATGACAATGAAGAACAATTGAAAAGGAATATCGCTCAATTTGCTGTCTGGGCAGATGATGTTGTTTATATATTTAAAGAAGTTGGTAAGCAGATAATGGGAATAATGCAACCAATTTTTAGCTGGATAGGGAAGGCATTGAAAGCAATGACAGATGAGTTAACTGTAACAGTACTAGAAACTCAATTTAAGCAATGGGCAAGAGATCAGCCGGGATATAACTGGAGGACTGACGAACCGCTTGCTGATCTTAGAAGAGAGGCAATGGCAAATGTTGGGGTAAAGACCCCTAGAGGTAATGAATATAAGGCTGAATACAGGAGATTATTGATAGAAAGGCTAGGAATACAGGAAGAAGTCGCTGACAGTTTAAGAGGGACTTATGCAGACAGAATCAATAAGAAATTGGAAGAGTTATTTGCGTTGCCTAATTTAAAGTTTGGCACAGCCAAAGGTGATGGAACCACTGGAGGAGCAGAGGGAGATAAAGGAATATTTGGCTCTCTTAGTGCAGGCGCATTAGCATACGAGAAGACAATGAAAGATGTCTTTACTCGTATTGGTGAGACTGTTACCAGAGCTTTTCAAGGAATGGAAGATGCTTTGGTTAATTTTGTAATGACAGGAAAATTAAACTTCAGGAATTTAGCTCAGTCCATTATTAGAGATATGGCACGAATCGCAATTCAACAGGCTATTACAGCTCCGTTCTCTGCGATGTTTGGGAATTTATTTAGCTTCAAAAAAACAGGCGGTGGTGCTTCGGTCACAAAAAATGCATTAGGCAATGTTTACGCAAAGAACAAAATAGTTCCTTTCGCGCAAGGAGGAATAGTCGATTCTCCTCACATTTTTCCATTCAGAGATGGTGTGGGACTCATGGGGGAAGCGGGCAGTGAGGCCATAATGCCCCTGCGTAGAGGACCAAATGGAAAACTAGGTGTAGAAGCTCATGGAGGTATGTCCAATAACATCACTGTTAATGTCGATGCGACTGGAACAGATGTTGAAGGTAATGAGGCAGAAGGCAGAGAATTAGGTAGGTTAATTGGAGCTGCTGTTCAGGCAGAATTAATTAAACAAAGGCGACCCGGAGGAATACTTGGCTAATGGCAACTTTTGACGATTCAACAGTTGGAACAAGTACAGGAGGAACAACCCCTGACTTCAAGATGACTCGTTCTAGCAAACCTGCTTTAACTGAGACAAAGTTCCAAGATGGTTATTCTCAACGAATAAAATTTGGAATGAATATCAACCCTCGGTCATGGGCACTTACATGGACAGCAAAAGATGAGACAGATGCTGATGCAATAGAAGCTTTCTTTGATGCGCGGATAGCAGATGGAGCATCCTTTGATTGGACTCCTCCAAACGAATCAAGTGCAAGCAAATGGTTTTGCAGGTCATGGCAACGTAGTGCTGATTATGCAAACGTAAGTTCAATTAGAGCTACTTTCGATGAAGTTTTTGAACCATAATGGCAGTACCAACTTCTGAACTTCAAAAGATTAATCCAAGCAATGTTATTGAATTGTTTGAATTACAATTAGACAGCACAATTCATGGTTCTACAGCTACTTACCGATGGCATAACGGAGTTAATGAAAACAATTCAGATATAATTTTCGGATCAAATAGTTACACAAGATTACCTATTGAGGCTGATGGTTTTGCCTACGATGGAAAGCAATTGCCTCGGCCTAAGCTTAGAGCAAGTAATATAAATGGAACTTTTACATCTTTGATTGCTACTCTTCCACAAGGGTTAGAAGGTGCAAAAGTTACAAGAATTAGAACATTAGAAAGATATATAGATCACGGCAACTTTGACGGCGGAGATATTCTCTTAGAAGATAATACTAATTTTTTAGTGCAAGAAGATGATTCTGTAATAGATCAAGAATCAGGCGACAACCCACATGGAACGCCCGATAGTTCAGCTACATTTCCCCTAGAAGTTTTTTATATTGATAGAAAAACTATAGAGAATAGATCAGTAATTGAATTTGAATTAGCAGCTAGTTTTGACCTGCATGGGGTTCGTGTTCCTAAGCGTCAAGTATTGCCTACAGATTTCCCAGGTATTGGTACATTTTACTCGTGACTTGGAAAGATGATGCGTTAATACATGCGCAAGATGAAGACCCGAAAGAATCTTGTGGTTTATTAGTTGTTATTAAAGGCAAAGAAAAATATTGGCCTTGTAAAAATTTAGCAGTTAAACCTGAAGATCAATTTATTCTTGATCCTCTTTGCTGGGCTGATGCAGAGGATACAGGTGAGATTATTGCTGTTATTCATTCTCATCCTGTGACTTCTCCTCACCCTTCCATAGCCGATAAGGTTGCATGTGAAAAATCAGGACTGAAATGGTGGATTATTCAACCAAACTTAAAAGTATGGGAGTTTTGTGAACCTTGTGGGTACAAAGCTCCATTAGTGGGTAGACAGTGGGTATGGGGAGTTACTGATTGTTGGAGCTTGGTTCGTGACTACTACGATCAAGAAAAAGGGATCGAACTTCGGGATTGGGAGCGTCCTGTTGATCCTGATGACTTTATTAAGTCTCCAATGTTTGAGGATTGTTTTATTGATACAGGCTTTAGGGAGTTAGAACCAGAAGAGGACTTAGAAGAGGGTGATCTGCTTTTAATGTCAATTTCTAGCCAAGGGTTGAACCATATCGGTGTGTATATAGGTCAACAACTTTTGCTCCATCATTTGCAAAACAGATTATCAAGCCGTGACCTTTTGGACGAATGGCTATTAAAATGTACAGGAAAGAGGATTCGTTATGCTCCGTAGGGTCAAATTATATGGAGAGCTTGCAAAATTTGTAGGTCATCGCGTCTTGGAAGCAGAAGTTTCAACGCCTGCGGAAGCGATAAGGTTTTTAGTTGCTAATTGGCCTTCATTAAAGGTACATATGGCAGATCGACATTACAAAGTTGTTGTTGATAATTGGGAAGTAGATAAGGATGAATTACATCATCCTTCTGGACAAAATGATATAAAAATCATCCCTGTTATTGGAGGAGCAGGAGGTAATACGACAAGGATTATTTTAGGAGTTGCATTGATTGGAGTAGCACTTGCTAATCCTGCTTTCCTTGCAAATGCATCAATAGGAACTTTTGGCGGGGAAGCCGTTGCTTTAACTCAAGTCGTTGGAGGTATTGGTGTTGCATTAGCTTTAAGTGGTGTTGCTGGTCTTTTGACTCCTGTTCCCAAAATAGGAGAAGAAGAACAAGACCCACGGCGATCTTTTAGCTTCAGTGGAATCCAAAACACATCAAAAGCTGGTGTTGCTGTTCCTGTAATTTATGGAGAGACTATGACTGGATCTGTCGTTATCTCGGCTGCAATTGACACTGTGCAGGTAGAAGTATGAGCCTTGTTATTGGATCTGGAGGCGGAGGCGGAGGTAAAGGCGGTGCAGGTGGAGGTGGAACTCCAACTGAAGCCAAAGATAACCTTGACTCAAAACAATTTGCAAAAGTATTAGACCTTATCGGAGAAGGAGAGATACAGGGATTAACCGATGGAGCTAAATCTATTTATATCAACAACACGCCTCTTCAAGCAGACGATGGAACTTATAACTTTAAAGATGTGTCTTGGGAAGCAAGAACAGGAACATCAAGTCAGACAAATATTCCTATAACTGAAAACACTTCTACTGTAAAAAGCACAGGATATACAACAATAGAAAAAGCAACTCCAAGAGTTATTCAAATAACAGATAGTGATGTTGATGCTGTTAAAGTTACAATTTCTATCCCATCTTTGCAGGAACTTAGTGATAAAGGAGATATTTACGGCACTGAAATTGAATTATCTATAGCAGTTCAATATAACGGCGGAAGTTATGCAACAGTTGTCTCAGGTAATGCAGGAACAATTAAAGGTAGAACGGGTGATTTATACCAAAGAGATTATTTAATAAATCTAAGTGGTGCATTCCCAGTCAATATAAAAGTGACAAGAGTTACTGATGATAGTACTAGCAGTAAATTATCAAATGCATTTCAATGGAATACTTATACTGAAATCACTTATGATTCAAGAACTTATAACAATTCTGCTTTAATTGGCTTACGGTTAGATGCAGAGCAGTTCAATTCTATTCCTACTAGGCAATATCGTGTCAAAGGAATTAAAGTTAAAATTCCTCATAATGCAACAGTAAGATCTGATGGAAGTTTGTCTTATACCGGAACATTTAACGGAACATTAGGTGCAGCACAGTACACAAATGATCCAAGCTGGTGCTTATACGATTTGCTCACGTCCTCACGCTATGGACTTGGAGATCACTTGGCTTCAGGGGATTTAGATGTCTTTTCTTTTTATACAGTAAGTCAATATTGTTCTGAACAGATAGATGACGGCACAGGAACAGGTGCAACTGAACCTCGTTTTTCTTGCAATGTCAGCATTCAAAATGCTACCGAAGCTTATAACTTAGTCGCACAATTATGTAGCGTTTTTAGAGGTATGCCTTACTGGGCGGCTGGGGCAATGACGATTACTCAAGACAGCCCAGCAGATGCAAGTTATTTATTTACATTGGCAAATGTATTGCCTCCGGGTTTTACTTATTCTAATTCCAGTCAGAAAACAAGACCGACAGTTGTTGTTGCTAAATACTTGGATCTTGATTTAAGAGATGTTCAGTATGAAGAGGTTGTTGACACAGCAAATCAGGCAAGGTACGGATCAGTCGTGCGTAATATTGATGCGTTTGCATGTACGTCAAGAGGGCAAGCTAATCGACTAGCGAAATGGACTTTATATATGGAAAACATAGAAAGAAATACTGTTTCTTTTGTGGCTTCTCTTGAGGCTGGCGTAACTGTTCGACCTGGACAAATTATAGAAATTGCTGATCCTGTAAAGGCTGGCGAAAGAAAAGCTGGAAGGATTAAAAGTGCTACAACAACTGCTATTACCGCTGATTCTTCTACTGACCTGACTTATTCAGCAGGTTCAACATTATCTGTAATTCTGTCTGACAATTCTGTTGAGAAGAGAGATGTCAGTGGAATTTCTGGTGCTGTCATCACAGTCTCATCTGCTTTCAGCTCGGCTCCTAACGCTAATAGTATTTTTGTATATGAAATAACCTCTATTGCCTCATCAACTTGGCGTGTTATTAGCGTAGAAGAGTCTGAAAGAAATACATATACAATCACTGCGCTTGAATACAACGCTGGGAAATATTCTCATATTGAAGATGGCATTGCCCTTACAACACGAGATATTACAAATTTAGATATTCCTCCAGCAGCTCCAAATGGTTTAGTCGCTGAAGAAACTATCTACGAAAATACAGGAATTGCAAGGGTTAAAATTCAATTAAGCTGGACAAGTTCTACTGATAATGTTTACATCCGATGGAGATATGAAAGCGGCAACTGGGAAAGCAGGACTGTTGAAGGCACAAAAGGATTTGATATTTTAGATACTGTTTCAGGTAATTACACGATTGAAGTCTATAGCCTTAGTGCTTCTGGGTTGCGTTCAGCGTCACCAGCTTCTTTGAATCCATTCTCCGCTGTAGGTAAAACAGCTTTACCTGCACAAGTATCTGGGATCACGTTGCTTCCTATTGATGAATCTAGTGCAATTTTAAGCTGGACAAGAGCTAGTGAATTAGACGTAATCTTAGGAGGAAAAACATTAATCAGGCATTCAACTTTAACAAGTGGAGCGCAATGGAATACAGCGCAAGATATTGGAATTGAAGCAACAGGATCACAGACACAAAAACAAGTCCCAATATTGGGTGGAACCTATCTCTTAAAGTTTGAGGATGATGGTGGGCGTCAATCCCCAACGCCCGGAAGTTCTGATTCAGATTGGAACTCTACGCGGATTACAGTTGATTTACCAACACCTTCTGAGCGTCTTGTTGTTCAAACTGTTGATGAACATACAGCAAACTTTACAGGCTCTAAAACAAATACTATTTATGATGCTTCACTTGATGCTTTAAAACTTACAGAATCTAGTAGCGCAGTTAGTACTAGTGGTGAATATGCTTTTGCTAATAGTACTGATCTGTCACATGTATACGATGTAAATCTAAAAAGAAATATTAAAGCAAGTAGTTATCAAATAGACAGCCTTTGGGACTCAAGAACAGACTCAATCGACTCATGGGGAGATATTGATGCAGTAGGAGCTGCCAGTGCAGACAAATGCAATGGGGCTGTCTACATCAGAACGACAAGTGACAATCCTTCTGGGTCTCCAACATGGAGCGACTGGCAGGAATTAACTAATGTTTTAGTACGTGCTAGGGGTATTCAATACAAAGCAGTTTTGACAAGTTCAGACACGAACCAAAACATTAAGGTCACAGAGTTAGGAGCGACGGTAGAATTACAAGGAAGAACTGAATCAATTTCTACTCCTGTTACGACAGGCTCTAGTACTTATACAGTTTCGTTTGCTAAACCCTTTAAAAACACTCCAAGCGTGGTTATTAATCCAACAACTCAACAATCAGGTGATTTTTATGAGGTTACAAGCTTGAGTCGCACAGGTTTTCAAGTAACATTCAAGAATGGTAGTTCAGCCGTTGCTCGCCCCTTTGTCTGGGGTGCTTCTGGATTCGGTAAGGAGATTTCTTAAATGAGCAACACACATGATTACGATCTGGCAAATGCAAATGGCGCGACATTCCGTAGCGACTTAAATAATGTTTTAGGAGATATTCAATCAACAAATAGTGGTACGTCAGAACCTTCAACAACTGTTGCTGGAAAATTATGGATAGATGAAACTAATAACAAAATTAAGCTCAGGAACGAGGCAAATAATGGCTGGATTGAATTAGGGGCTAGTGATACCGCTGAAATGGGTCATGCCACTGTTGCCTCACCTACATTCACAGGAACCGTTACAACCCCTGAGCTTTCTTGCTCAGGAACTTCAAGATTAAAGTTGCCTGTTGGGACTACTGCACAAAGACCGGGATCTCCAGCCACAGGAGACACTCGTGTAAATAGTACGTTAGGACAAGTCGAGGCTTATGACGGATCAGCATGGATAAACCTTGGAGGAGGTACTCCAACAGGTGCTATTTATGCAATGGGAACATCAACAGTTCCAACTGGATTCTTAGAGTGCAATGGAGCTGCTGTTAGTCGAAGCACTTATGCAACATTATTCAGCACAATTTCGACCACGTTTGGAGCAGGCGATGGTAGTTCCACGTTCAATTTGCCCGACCTCCGGGGGGAATTTATAAGAGGTTGGGATAATTCAAGAGGGGTTGATTCAGGAAGAACACTTGGTTCAACTCAGGCTGATGAATTAAAAGCTCATACTCATACTTATATAGATCAACAAGCCGACGCAAATGGTGGTTATCGTTGGTGGAAAGGAGGTGACAATGATTGTGTCGCCGCTGACAAGGAAACTGAAAGCACTGGTGGATCTGAAACAAGACCACGAAACGTCGCTTTAATGTATGTAATTAAAACCTAATCATGGCA